CGAGAAGACTTCCGCCGCTAAAGCTGCGGCAATTGGAAACAAAAACAACAACAGATATCTAATCATTGGCTATGCCTCCTCTCAGACTGATATGGATAGTCAGTGTTTCGACGTCCGGATACAGACGGGCGTTTGGATACTGTACTTTGATAAGCGGTTCGATCTGCTCGACGAGAGCATCCAGTTTCTTCTGCTCTTCGGCCAGCTTCAGCTGCCGAACCGCTTCCTGCACAATCCGCTCAGGCAATTGCGGATAATCTGCCGGCTTAACAGCCTCAAGTGTCGTCTTCTTGGCTGCCACAGCCGCTGCAATCTGCTGTTTAAAGGTCTCCAGTGCGTTGACTTTCTGAGCTTTGGAAATATCTATTTGCGGATTTACTGGTTCTTTGGTAGTTGTTTCTCCAGCTATTACAAAAACAGCCGCCAACCCCACAAACAGGCAGGCGGCCAGCACAAGAACCGCCTGCCTGCGGAGGAGGGAGATGAGAAGAATATTATGCCGTTTCATTTTTTATTCTTTCAATTTTTTCATCTAATATTTACCGCAGATTGACTCCGCAGTCATGCTTCATCATCTCATTCTTCATTTCAATCACCATGTTGCGTGCCTCTATGGTATTTTTTTCCGATGACATAATTGCATGCGTATTGGCTGCGACAACATCATTATTACGCTGAATGACCAGAAGCAGCTGCCTTATAAGCCACATTACTATACCCAGCAGTACCAGAGACAATCCTGCAAATCCGAATTGCATGATTGGCGTCATAACGGTTGTAGGCGGTATTTCCATCGGTTGCTCTCGTGTGGACAGTTGTTTTTTTTTGAACGCGGCGGAGGCGGTAAACCCTTGACCAACCCCCGCCGCCAGCTATGGAGGAACAGGCAGTTATGTCGTCAACTTGTACACGAGGCAATCGGGGTCATCCGCTACCTGCAGCACTTGGTCGTATTCGGCACGAACACGGAACACACGCCCTCTGCTGCGGGCCTCTTCGTAGCTTTCGATGATCATCATATCGTTGACCATCGCCTCTACTTCTACACTGGACAAGTCATCAGACAATCCGTCATGCACTATCGTCCGGGCCGCACTGGGCACGGTTAAATCATCGCCTTCATTGGCGATGACCGCCAAATAAACAGTGCCGGGCGTCCAAATGGACGCATTGGTCTCGGCATAGCCTTCTTCGGCCGAATCCGCAGCGCTGGAACAAACAATGGCCTCTTTAATTTTCAGCATTGCCGTTACCTCATCCGGCGACAGCTGATTGGGAATCACGCCCGGATAGGTATACTGACACTTGTTTGCAACCTGCGTGCAGGCCAGCAACTCCATGTAATCTGTTCTCGGAATAATCAGTGATATGTCAGACGGCTGACAGCCGCAGGTATCACACAGCGTATTGATGCCGGTCTGTAAATCCGTCAGCGGCACAGCTGTTGAAGAAGAACTCCATACGGCCGTCGGCGAATGCGAAGTAAAGGATGCTGTCGCAAACAGATTGGCCACGCGGTATTCGTGATTCATCAGGATTTGCGTTACTAGCGGCTTAACCGTTGCCACCTCTGCATCAAACAAATTGCGGAATCGCTTGCGTGTCCGCTGGTCGACGACACTCTCCAGGCCTCTGTCTGTAGTGTCAAATGTCCCTTTTCCGAATTCAAAGACAAGGCGAGGGTATCCGCCGTCAGCCGCACGGGTGTCATCGGTCCGCTTTTTGAATCCATCACGCCGAAAGATTGGATATGAACCTTCCATTGCCGGATGCCGAAAGATGGGGGCTATCCGGCGTCCCACAAATTTGCCGTTGGCCCTGTCGTCCAGATACTCCTGCACGAGTGCCGCTATGCTGTCCTCAAATGTTACGCTTGTTGACTCTGGTCTCATATTTATAGTCCTTTCTGTTTATCGCTCCATAAGGCAGCGTACATAGTCCACTTTGAGATTTTCTTCATTGCCGCCGCCGGCCTTGACGCCCATTAGGATGTGCATTTCATCCAACCCGCTGATTGTCAGCTGATGAGCTGTTCCGGCAACACCGTTGACATAGGGTGTAACCAGTGCGGTCGTTCCGTCATTGGGGTCGTAGAAGAATCCCAACACATAGGTAGTTCCGCTGGTAAATGTTGCCAGATTATTGTTGGTCGTCTGGGTTCCGGCATTGGATGTCTCAAACTGAATTGTCATCGTGCCGTCCACCTTGAAAAATACGGCACCATCATACAACGCCATAGGCCCGCCGCCATTATCGAGCAGTGAATTGGCACCAACAGTATCCGACAGCCCTATAATCCAGTTGGCATCATCCGTGTTGGCTTCGGTCAAAGTGATGCGGCATTCAAAGTACAGCTTCTTGTTGGTCTGGAACTTAAATATCTCTGCGATACTCGACACATAGCATTCATCGTTGTCGTCTCCGTCGCAGCCTACATTCAATACACCGCCCGCTGCATCCAGCAGCACATCTCCGGTGTCTGCACCGGCATCTTCTACAACCGCCCAATTGCCAGTCGTCGCACTGGGGTCATATTCGAAGAAGTCATCAAAGTACTGCACAATCGATCGGTTGAAGGAGAAGACATCATTGCCTCCGCGCGGGCCCCAAAGAATAGCAGCAATTTTCCCGCCAGAACCCGATGCGGCTGTAATAGCAATTCCAATCTGTTTGCCAACCGCAGCGTCCGATGCCTTGCCGTCATTGGCTACATAAATTCCGGACCCGGCACTGACGGCCTTGCTGCATTCAATGCGGCCGATGCCGCCCAGTAACGGAGCAACCGCCACTTCCTCGCCACTGGCTGCAGCTGTACGCGTTACGCCGACCGGCTCATCGCCTGCATCCGCATAGACGGCCGTAGAGCCGCTTAATTTGATAAACCGGTCAGAAGCAAGAGCCTCACCGGCTATCAGTGTGAATGGATTTGTTCCCGTTTCATATGCCATACCCATTGTTCATTCCTTTCAAGTTTATAATTAACATTTAATCGCTATTGTTCTGCTCGCACGATGCGATTCATAAGCTTCCGGGCGAGTCAACACAGCCTTGCGAATGGCCGCCCCGCGACTAAGGCCTTCTGCCTGATACTGCTGTACGGCAGACAAAAAAGCATCGTCAGGCTCTGCCTGCGAGGGGCCGGCAGGAATCGGCTCTGCACCCGATTCTGCAGAAGGCTGCTTTTTGCCCTTTTCGTTTTGCTTCATTTGCTCAGCCAGTTGCTTGGTGCGTTCGGACAAAATGTCGCAATAAGCTGCTTTGGCCTGCAGCAAATCAGCACCCTTCTCAAACTGCTCCATCGCAAACTGCGGATCATCCGGGAAGGCCTCACGCAGCGCCTTCATCCGGGCCATTTCCGCTTCAGCAGCTTCAGCCTTGGCAGCCGCAATTGCTTCCTCCAGCTTAATCGTTTCACTCAGTTCTTCCATTCGTTTGTTCCTTTCAATATTCATGATTATATTGCCTCGTTCTATTGCATCTATCAGGCCCAATTCTCTTGCATAGGGAGCCAGCCAGGACCTGCCATCAGCCAACTTCCGTACCGATGATAATTCCATATTCCGCCCCCGTGCCACCGCACCGATAAATTGGTCAGCAAGTCCGTCAACAATGGCACGGATTGCATCTATCTGTTCATCCGTGATGGGAGCTCCTTCTACACCAACGCCTTTGTGCGGGCCGCTGGAGATAACAATTGCACGGATGCCCTGTGCATTCGCCATGCGGGAATAGTCATAGTACACTGCATAGACGCCGATAGAGCCGACTTCAGCGTCCTGCCCTGCCTCAATCCGACCGGCCTGACTTGCCAAATAATACGCTCCGCTGGCGGCCACGGTCTCTATTTTTGCGACAACATTTTTGCTCTTTGCAGCAGATGCTATAGCCTCCGCCGCTTCTAATGTTCCAGCAACCATACCGCCTGGCGAGTGGATTGATAATACAATCTGTTCAATCTGTGCATCTTCAGCAGCTTCCTGAACCTGCTGCCGGATGCTTTCCAGACTGGTAGCTTCAACATAGCCGCGCTCAATGTAGTAATCCAGCCACGCCGGAATACGCTGCAGCAGAATGCCGTTAACTGCTATTGTAGCCGTTGTTCCGCTGACTGCATAATCGGCCGGACTTTTACTTTCGGCTCTTTTGTTGTCCGGCCGCTCCGCTGCATCCAATTGCCGCATCTGTTCCTTTGTTATTCCGCTGAGCCTGTCAAAGAAAAGCTTTAACGCCTGCGGCTGACACATCCAATACCGGCAGAAATCCATCATGCGGACGTCTCCTCTTTTTTATCGGACGGAGTTTTATTTGTCATTATCTGCATACCGGCAAACAGCTCCCACGGGACAGATTGACCTGTTTGCTGCTGTATTTCGCTCGCCGTTTCAATTGCATCCAGAATCTCCCGCTTCCTCGCCTTCACCATTTCCTCTCGATCCATCCCCAACGACTTGCAGACTTGGCCGTGAAGCATAAACATCCTGTCCACCATCTCGCCCTTAGCCTGAGTTTCCTTCAGTTGGTCGATCCACGGGAATGTCGGACGAATCCAAGTAAAGGGCACTTCACGCCGGCTGCCGATAAGGTTCTGCGACACCCACTGCGACAGCTTCCATTCGAATACGGGTGTCAGAAGAAACTCTTCGTGCAGGTCCTGCCAATCTAAAAATGTCTGATATGCCTGCTCCAGCACAGCACGGCTCTGGCTGTAATTGCTCTGCGTCCAGTCTAGCAGAACCAATTCCAGAGGCAGACCCAGCGGCAGACCCAGCAGGCGCAGGAACATTCTCAGTGATTCAGTAAAGTTCTGTCCCGGTATATTGCGGTCTATCCCCTGCACCGATTCACCCGGATTGCCGTGAAACATCAATGCGTAATCCAGCTCCGTCAGCCGTGTAGTCAAATCGGTATCGCTACCTGATGCGCTGGGGTCGGCTCCGCTGGCGGCATACGCCAATTCCGGCCCGCCCTCCCGGATTACGGATACGGCTAATTTACTCAATATCTGCCAAGCTACGGCCTCAGAATCACAGACATCATTTATACGATGCAACATCGGAAACGCGGATTGAGCCGCCGGAACTCCGCGCGTAGAACTGGGGCGGTCCAGATTTGCCAAAAATAAAAAATCACGGGCATCTATGCGGCGTGCCGTTCTGCGGTCAATGCGCCCAAAGGGTGAATAACGAGCCACCCAGAATGCGATTGGCCGCCCGTATGCATCCTTTTCTAAACCATCGTCGTTGCCCTGCCGGCCGCATATCTGCTCCGCCTCTATCAGCTGAAGCAGGGATTTGTTTGTTTTAATAATGCCGACGTCGCCGGCGACAAGCGCTTCACGGCATACCATCTTCTCCAGCTGTTTGCCGCTTAACACATTGCGTATCTCCGGCCGCTGCCAATAATCACGCCAGTACCGCTCAATCTTTGAATTTAAGCTGGGACTGTCTGTCTGCACCTGCAGCTTGAATCCGTCACCGATGATGTAGCTGACGGCGCGGTCAATCATGCCCTTGTAAATTGGATTGTTGCGCCAGAAGTCGCGGGATTGGTTAATCAGCCGTAGGCGGTCAATCTGCATATGCCGGTCGCCGCTGGCACTGGTGTAATACAGGCCGTCGCGGTCAGCAGCCCGCACCGTTCTGTATCCAAGCTGGGTATAGCGGCCGTATTGCTGGTGCTCGAGCAGTATTCGTCGGCGAGGCCTCATATCGGTATCCCCCGTGCCCGAACAAATGAGGCCCTGCCAGACGTTGCCGCTGTTCCCGCACGCTCTACATATGCCTCCAGTCGTCTCTTTTCGTCCAAAAGGCTTTCGTAGGAAATACGGCGTCCATCGTGATGCTGGATCTGACTGGCCCTGTGTAGCAGAATAAAGCGGATCGCCTCCAATGCCAGCACAGCCTTTTCCGGACTACCCTCCCACGATAGGTTGTCCTCGTATTGATTGAGGGCGTCCGCCAATGTCGATGTGCTCGATAGGCTCATTGCCGCCACCCCAGTAAGCTATATACAACAAAGCTCATGCCCTAACTATCCGGCATGAGCCATAGCGGATGCAATAGGCAACAATCCAAGATGGACATTATTTGCAAATAATTATTTCTTTCTCTTTTTTTTACGCACAGACTGAACAGAAGGATTACTCGGAATTACTTCTTTGACAATAATTTCCTTCAACACATAGCGGTGATTACCCGGCCCAATGCATTTCATCCACCGTATCAGCAGCCGCTTGTTTTTTTCAAGTTCAAATGCACGCGTGCCGTCAACCATCATGGGATAATTGCATATTCGGCAACGCGTTTTGCCTTTTTTATAGAAATCATAGACAATGTCCGCATCGGCTTGTATTTGTTCCATTCATTTGTCCTTTCTTGTAGATTTACGGTTTAGCTGCCAATGCCTGGGCGACAGCTTCCAAGATTGATTGACTAATTGCCTTTATGGATTCTGCATCCGGCCGGCCTTCTGCATTATAGACCTTGGCGGTCATCCCGAAGGTGTCGGTATCTGCCTGAAACTTTGACCAATAAAGGAAATTGACCTTGGTCAGTTCCAGCCGCACCTGATACCGCCCGTCGGGGTACAGGACGCCGACGGCCTTCTGCTGATTCGCTGAACATCCGCCGGCTAAAAACAGCAGCACCAGCAAGGCCAGCAGAATCCAAAACAGCCATTCATACCAGAATTTGATCATTCTTATCCCTCAATTATCATTTTGCTTTCACGCTAAAATAGCAATTTTTTGTTTTCTTTAATATATTTTTTGAGATGATGGAAAGGCAAAGCGGACTGCCGGAACTGCCCCGACCTCTCAATCCTGGGTGGATTGCGGGTCTCTCTTGACCCCTC